CCGACCCGGAACGGCTGAGGTTCAAGGATCTTATGAAGACCGTCACCGACGAGGAGACCGGGAAGAAGAGACGGCAAAGAAGCGTAACGGCGGCGGCAACCTCGATCATAAAGAAGTATGATATCATCTCGACCCCCGACGGTCAGATATGGGTCTACGACGCCCAGGAGGGGATCTGGAAGCCGAACGGGAAGAACCTTATCGCCGCCGAGCTTGATCGCGCCGGGAACGACGTCGTTAATATCACGTTCACCCGCGAGGTTACGCAAAAGGTCTTCCTCCGAACCCTGGACGAGACCGACGGCGATATCTTCAATCCGGACCCCGACCTATTCCCTGTCGAGAACGGGATCATAGACCTCAGGAAGGGGCTCGACGGCTTCATGCCGCACGATCCGAAGTATAAGCGCACCTGGAAGTCTCCGATCGTCTTCGATCCGAAGGCGAAATGCCCTGAGATCGAGAAGTACCTCGCCTCCAGCCTGGACGAGGCCGGGAGAGAGACTCTCATCGACGTCATGGCGGCGAAGCTGTCCGGTTACGTCTTCAACTACTTCTCACCATGGGTGGGGACGGGACGGAACGGTAAGCTGATGGCGGCGGAGATAATCAGAGGGATATGGGGAAGCCCTCTCATAACCGAAGTGGAGGTCTATAAGCTCGCGGAGAGGAGGTTTGATCAGATCGCCCTGAGGGGGAAGAGATGGATCTTCAACTCAGAGACACCCCGAACCGCCACAAAGACCCTATTCGATTGGGCAAAGAAGATCTCCGGCGGGGACATGATAACCGCCGATCAGAAGAACAAGGAGCACGTCCAGTTTAGGACCGACGCCTATTTCGTTTTTGACTGCAACTCCGCCCCAAGGATCGGTGAGTCTACGAGAGCGATCGAGGAGCGGATCGCCCCCATTTTTTGGCCCTATACATTCGTAGACAACCCCGTCGCCCCTGAGGAGAGGAAGGCAGACCGCCACCTCCTGGAGAAGATCACCAAACCAGAGGAGCTCTCAGGATTCTTGAACGTCCTCCTACTGGAGGCGCCGAGGCTGATCGAGACGAGGATCATCAGGAGAACTGGGACCGGGAAGGAGATCGTCGAGGCCTACAACCTGAAAGCCGACCATCTCGCCATGTTCTGGGACCGAGTAGTAAGCTATTCTCCTGGGAACGTGACACCGTCGACAGTGATGTACAACGGATACAAGCGGCTATGCGAAGCGATCAAAGTCTCACCCGAAACTCTCGTCGGCTTCAATCGATACGGGCAGAGAATTGGCTTCCGGAAGGGCTCGCCCCGCGTCTCAACCGACGACGGAAGGCAGGTACAGGTGAAGGGGTGGTACGACTGCGAGATCGACGAGAGCGAGTTAGAGGACCTCATCGGCCCCAAAGACGACGAGAAAACCGATCCGCCCCAAGACGACGATAAGGGAGACGACGAGAAGAAACAGGAACGGGTTACGGATGTTACCGGCATGTTACCGGTTTTGGAAAACGAAAACCAGCAACATGTTACCGATGTTACCGACATTACCACTTTAGATAACAGTCTAAAGGATATAGAGGATATAGGTAATAGTCCTGTAAATTGTATAAAGGAAGTTGTGGACGAAACCGGTAAAAGCGGTAAAATTGGTAACAAGATAGCGATTCCGACCGGTAACATAGCGGTAACATGCCCCCCAAAAAACGGTAACATCGCCGGCAAAACTTCACCCCGTCCTGTGGGCGAGAAGCCGGAGCCGCCGAGGATCTTCGGGAAGAGTCGAGCGTACTATCTCCAAGTCGGCGGAGGCCAGATCCCCACCGTCAAGCAGCTTATGCACGACATCCCTAGCGAGTGGACTGTCGAGAAGGCAAAGATGGCCATCCACCTCCTGGAGGAGAAGGGCGAGTCGAGGGGGTTCAATTGTCCTGATTAGGACAATTACCCCAAGTTATTTATATAATGATTGTCCTTATTGTACACGATGGCTAAAGGTGGTCCCGTCGGTGAAGATGAAGAGAAGGCGATCCTCGAAGCTCTGAAGGCGGGCCGATCCGTCCGAGACGTAGCCGACGAATTCGACAGAGCGACAGGGACCATATCTAACATAGCCGCACGAAATGAACTCGATTTGGGTGAACGTTCAGCAACGAAAAAGGCGGCTCTTATCAAGTCCTGTTACGCCGCCGAGGACAGGATCAAGCTGATAGGCGAGGCCCTGAACAAAGGCAGGGAGCTTCTGAAAGCCTGCGATAACCCCCGCGATTTTCAGTATTTGATGACCGGCTTTGCGATCGGTATCGATAAGCGGCGGCTGGAAGAGGGGCCGGGCCACGGCGACAAGTCGGGCGAGATCACGAAGCTTTTCGAAAAGATGGAATCCGGCGAGGCCGAGGACGGGGCGCCCGTGGGCGCGGATTCTGGCGGCGATAATCCAGGTGATGATAATTGACGAGCTATCAAATCCCTGTCGGCAAACAGCGCGACTTTTGCCTTCATTCTGACGCTGGAGTGAATCTAGCCTATGGTGCGATACGTAGCGCAAAAACTGTAGGTGTTAATACCCGTTGGCTCAAGGCGATCCATGAAGCCGACGAGAACACGAACCTGCTGATGGTAGGTAAGACTCTCGGGGCCTTGGAGCGCAATGTCCTGGTCCCCCTCGCCCGGATGGTGGGGCCGTCAAACTTCCTCTATAAGCGATCCCTCAAGCGGGTTTGGATCTATGGCCGCGAATGCTGGTGCGAAGGGGCCAACGACGCCAGCGCCTATCAGAAGATCGAAGGCGAGACCCTGCAGAAGGCCTACGTCGATGAGGGGTCCCTTTGTCATCAGAGCTTCTGGGATATGCTGATCACCAGGCTCTCCGAGGACGGCTCTGAGCTTTTCGCCACGTCGAACCCCGGCCCGCCTACTCACTACCTTAAGAAGAGATGGATCGACCGAGAGGGCGAGATCGACCTCAAGAGCTGGCATTTCACTCTTGATGATAACCCCTGGATATCGGACGCATACAAAGAGGAGCTGAAGAGACGGTATGCCCCCGAGACCTCGATGTTCTATCAGCGGTTCATCAAGGGCCTGTGGGTGAGCGATGAGGGGGCGGTCTTCAAGAACTTCGACCCGTCGGTCCATTGCGTCCCCTGCCTGCCAGATGGAAGGCTGGATGAGCTGAGGGTGGCCGTGGATGTGGGCGCGACGCATCCCAGCGGCTTCCTGAAGGCTTACAGGATCGGCCAGGACTGGTATGTCGCCGGAGAGTACAGGAAGGCCGATAAGACCCCTGTGGCCCTCTCCCAGGATCTCAAGAGGTTCGTGGGGGGCCAATTCGCATCTTCTATCGATGTGGACCCCAGCGCCAAATCTCACCGCCTCCAGTTCATGGCCGACGGGATCAGCCCGATAACCCCGGCTGATAATGACGTTTTGAATAGTATTCAAAGAATAATTAACGCCCTTGAGATGGGGTGGCTACATTTCGTAGGCCCGGCAACTCCGATGTTACAGGAAGAAATGACGGCCTATCGATGGGATGACCGGGCGACCGAGAGAGGCGAGGACAAGCCGATCAAAGAAAATGACGATCTGATCGATTGCCTTCGCTACCTGGTCAACAGGATCGCCAAAAGCCGCCGGGGTGTTGAAACGAGGAGATCAGGATCATGACCGTATTCACCACGTTAGATTTTCTGAAGCCCGGCGCGAAGTGGCCGCCTGATAAAGACCGGCTGGCTCGATATGCAAAGAACCGGCTGCTGATGGAGGGAGACCACGATCTCGTCTTCGCTGGACTGAATGAGGACGACGCCCCCCGGATCATCAAGATGAGGGTCAACTGGTTCAAGCGGATCATGACCCTATTTGCCGACCTGGCTGTGGGGAACCCTCCGAAGATCACCGCCGAGGATCAGGCCACGATAGACCGGATCACCGGCGATAACGCCTTCGAGGTCCTCGTCTATGACCTTTTCAGCGACCTGATCGCCTTCGGAGATGGGGTGCTCAAACCCCGATGGGATGGGAAGCGCGGGGTTATCAGCCGGATCGATCCTCGCCACTGGTTCCCAGTGGTGAACCCTGACGACTCGGGGACGATCACAGCTCACATCCTGGCCTGGGAGGTCCCCCTCGGGGATGACAAGTACGTCAAGGTGGAGGTCCACAAGCCCGGAAAGATCGAGCACCGGCTCTTGAAGCTCACCTCCGACGGCAAAGAGATCCAAGAGCCCGTCCCCCTGGCCACCATCGAGCGGTACGCCAACCTGAAAGAGGAGGAGGAGACGGGCGTCCCTGGTTTCCTGGTGGTTCA